GCTTCTTCTTGCATGGCGGCTTGCTTTTCGAGGGAGACATTTTCTTCCTCGGTATGTTCTTGTACTGTTACTGATTGGTAATTAGCCATCTATTTGCTCGCTTGTTGGTTGTTGTTGGGCAAGGGATTGGTCAGACATCGCTTTAATACCAGCGGGGCCTAACTTCTCAGCCATTTGCATTTGTTGCGCTTGCTGAGCCTCCATTGCCATTTCTTCTTCGGACTTAACCAACCCATCGGTTTTGATACCGAGGGAGATTGCCCTCCGTTTAAAGTATTCTGAAACCTTGACGAACTGCGCTATAGCTTCAGGGCCTACCACTTGGGCGGCTCCAGCTAGGAACAGGTCTAGTTTCTGTAAATCATTGCCACGTCCTAAAGCTTCAACACCTGTAATGATGATGGGCTTCACAACGTCCTTAGGAATCTTAGGTAACTTACCCTTCTTATTCATTACCTCCATTAGACGATTGACCAATGGAAGTTGCATTTCACTGCTTAGAAGAGAGTAGAGACCACCGAGGGCAGACTCTAACTCCATACCTAACATACGTATCTCTTCAGCGGTAACACGCTCAGCTTGGCGTACAGTACCGCTGGTAAGAAGGAAGGCGTGACCTAGGCGGTCTTTGATTGTGTTGATTGTCTCCTGAGCTACACGGAAGTCGTTAAACTTGTTTACCTGTAGGGTGGTGACGTCTGCCGCGTTGCCCTGTGTGATTGCACCGTTGGGACTCTCGGCTAGTGTCTTAGCTCTGGTTGTGCCGTTAGGGTTAACTAGGAATAGAACCTTAGAGGCGGCGGCAGAACCTTCCACAATAGCTTGTGTGAGGGACTCAAGGGACTGTAGGTCACCGAGGTATTCCTCAACATAACCACGTCCGTAGTCCTCACCGTCAATACGTGTGAAACGCAGAGGGATAAATGGATTCTTGTCTAGACCATAGAAGCCTTCTGACTTGGGAATAACGTTGCCGTTTATTTCCTGCCAGACTTTCCAGCCCTTATCTTTACGACAGACTGCTGTGTATAATTGTACTTCGTCATCAGAGCCGCCTTCGTTAGCCCCTGCTACTTCTTTCATTTCCTCAGTGAGGCTCATGTAGCTTAGGGATTCCTTGGTGCAGATGTATAGAACATTACCCATTGGGTCACGCTCAACACAGAAGCGGTCAAGGTGGAACACTCTTACGCCACCATCGTCAGGGACGTATAGTAAAGCGTTACCAGTGATGATGAGTTGCTTAATAGCTTCGTGTAGTGCGGTACGATATGTACCTCTGCTGACTTCCTCCATGAAGGACTCTTCGACCTGCTGTAGAGACTTCTCAATCTCTGTGACTAGCTCAGGTGGTGCACCTTCTTGCTGTAGTCCATATTCGTCCACTGCGAGGCGGAAAAAGGGGGCGTTGGGAGGTAGAAGTGCCAACAGTAATTTTGAAGCGAGGTTGTTTACTCCTCGTGCCCCAACGCCCTGAAAAGGTGTGTCCAATCGGCTATGCGCTCCAAAGCCTTCGTCTGTGCAGACGTATGGAAGTGTGAGTTTTGCTGAGGAGCGAGCGCGGTCTAGGTATTGATGTCGCTTCCCCTCAAGGGAGGTGTATAAGCCTTCAGCAGTTTTAGTTGTCATAAATTATTCGGTATCGTCTTCTGGTTCTGGGAACACTACGGACTCTACGGTTGTAGGTTGTTCAAGTTCATCGAGGTCATACTCAGAAACATCTAAAGCCCACATACCGTCAGCCGTAGGGACTGGCTTAGTAACCCAGCGTGTGGTTCCTCCAGTAGTCCAGTATGGAAAGTTGCGCTCTTTACCTTCTTCGTCGGCACGCTCAATGGCACTCTCTTCGGATGCGTATATAAGATACATTAGTAGATGTCGTATTGATTGTTAATGTTAGCTTCGATGGCTGGACGGTTGGCTAGTTGATTTGTTTTCCAAATAACAACTTCCTTTATTTCTCCACTGAAGAAATTAGAGTTAGTGGTTAGAACTCTGTTACCACCAAGCGTGTTATATTTGGTAGTGAATATAGGCTGTCCGTCTGATATAATATCATTTGAGCCTTGTGAAGACTCTTCAATGTTAACGCCATTACGGGCTGTTTTAATTTGGTCACTACTTCCATCACCTGTGTGAATTGCCGAGCCTAAAAGAAAACCAGAGCCGTCTGTGGGATGATTAACAAGATGAAGGTTTTGGGTAATGAACACCCTTGTAACATTGCCTTCAAAGCTTATCCCTCTACCACTATTCGTTGCGCCAAGGGTGGATTCATTAGCAGTAACTCTGGTCTGAACAGAAAACAAACTCAACGCTTGATTGTGTACGTTTAACATTGTTTCTGCTGTACTACCACTTGTAAGAAAATCATCTACCCCATCATACTTCACAGAGTCAAGGAAGTTTCCTGCCTCAACAATCTTAGGTTGCTTGGTGGACTCCGCTTGAAGCATATGGAAGTTCTCACCTGACTGGTCATACCATTTGGATACGAAGCCGTCATTACCTGCTCCAACCCAAGCTTCTAGCGTTCCATTAGAGACCTCCTTGGCTAAGAAAATCCTATCCGCATCGTCACTAGAACGTCTTACTTCTACTACCTTGTTGTTCCCTGCTTTGTCGTTGAGGTCACGTAGGCTGTAAGCCGCCGCCGCGCCTCCTACAAGTTTACTTAGTAGTGGACGAGATTCCCCTTTACGGTCTGAGGTAATTACTGGGGCTGTGCGGTCTACTGTGAGGGTATCTGTGACAGGAGCAATGGTTATACCACTGGCGGCAAACTCACTAAGTCCCTGCCAAGGTAATGTATTAGTTACTCCATTTACAGAAACAACGGTGCTAGGATTATTGTCAGAGGTATCAACGAGAGTCCATGCAATATAATCATCCGTTCCACCAGCGGTTTCAGATATATGAAGATTACCATTCCCGCCTACTTGGTCATATTGGTTACTGCTCGTAGAAGTTCTTTCATATACTCCACTCATATCAGCGTGACCACTAACCGTAATTTGAAGTCGTAAGGTAATATTTGTGAACGGAGGCGTTCTGTCTATAGCTCTAACACCAGCAAAACGACTTCGGTCAGGGATGGTAATTGTTCTGGTGCTTCCATCACCGTTAGTAACCGAAATCGTTTTTGAGGGCATAATTTAGTAGCTGATGTTTGCGCCTGTGCCGCTTGAGCCAGTGTTGACTGTAGAGCGACGAACAGTAAGAGCAGAAGTACCACGCTTCTTAGAACTATTACGGTTTTTAAGAGATGTGTTCCTTGCTTTCTTCGCTGTCTCAGTAGGAGGGGGAGGAGGTGCAGGTGGTGGTGATGGTTCTGGGATTTTAGGTGATGACATACACATAGTTAAGCCTTGGTTAGGATGTTTTCGTTTTGGATTTTATTCTGTTCAATAAGAAATCTGACTACTGAACGCTGTCCGTAATAAAACATAAGCGCGTTTTGAGCAGAGCCGTAATCAAAGTCATCCCGTAAGGGGAAAACTTCTTCTAACTTATTAATAAAATTAGTGGAAACAGCAGGAAATGCTTCGTTATTGTCCATATTAGTCCACCTCCTTCTTACGTTCCAACATACCTAAAGCGATTGAACTGTAACCAATTAGGTCATTAAAGATGTCTGCTACAGTGTCTCCGTTAGTCTCCAAAGATAGCCCTCCGTTACAGAAAGCCTTGAGCCTCTGCATCTTATCGCCCATCCGTAGTGATAGTCCGATGAGTGGGTCTACCCCAAAGTCATCAGCTTCATCGAAGTTAGCGAACGGATTAGAGGTGAAAGAGCCACCTGTGTAGTCATCATTCTTCTTCTTGGTAAGTTTAGAGATACGCTTGAACTGCTCAGCTTGGAAGGCGAACCACCACTCCTTGTTGTGGGTGTTGTGAGCTTTAACACTCTCTTCGACTTCGTAGCTGATTGTTATACCGAGCCACTCCGCTAGAGCGTGTTCTGTCTTAGCTCCCTTGGAATACTCCCATCCCTTCATCATATACATGTGTGATGCGGTTGCGATAATAGAAACAAGGTCAATCATAGCGCACTCACGTACACACATCTCTCCTACTTCAATACCTAACTCAGCGGCGTGTGTCCTGCTCAATGCGGCAGGGTTGATAACGTCGAAGCCCTTCTCTTTGAATTTGAAAGAAGTAGCGTCGAAGGCAGGGAAGTTGTAGTCTTCGATACCTGTCATTGGGCCAGCGATATAAACCGTCTGGTCACTTACATCTATTTTGTAGGGGGTTGCCATAATATAATTTTTCCATTTTTGAAGTTTTCTGTTCTGAGTATGTAAGCAAGACGAGCAGTGAGGAGTGCGTCCTCTTCTGTCATGTCTTTGCTTTCGTATATTTTGACTACGCTTTCCCAGTCCCATCCGTGCTTGTCTAAGAGCTTTACAGCGGTCTTAGGCCCAACACCTTTGAGTCCTTGGTAGCCATCGGTAGCATCACCCATTAATGTCTGGATGAGGTGGTTCTTGTTTGCCTCTTCTTCTGTGAGGGTAGTCAGTTCATCACGTAGGAAGTTGTACCAAGTGATGGGTAGTGTAGCGAAGTCCTTGTCACCACTGAGAGCAATGGTGGTCTCAGGAGATTGTGTACACATAATGCCGATAAGGTCGTCAGCCTCCATATTGTCCTGCATCATAAACGTGTGTCGTTTACACATCTGTTTATTCAACTCGGCTAAGGCTAAGGGCTTACGCTTGCTCTTACGGTTGCCTTTGTAGGCAGGAAAGAGTTCATAGCGGAAGTTAGTCTTAGGGCTGAAGACTACGAAGTAATCCTCAGTGTCGAACTTCTTGCACATAGACTCAATGAAGTCGTCGCAATAAGCGAGAGAAGCATTTACGTCCGTGTGTAACGTCCATACAGCGTCCTCCCATTTAGTCTCTACCTCGTTACTGAAGGCGGCTCGGTAGGCAAGCATATCGCCATCTAGGAATAATGTTTTCATGTTAGTGTGTTTCTGACCAGTTAGCCCCAACGGAATACTC